GTAAAGGAATAAATGAATTTGCTAAAAAATTTGCATTTGGAATTTTAAATGCTATCGAAGTTGCAATTGCTGGAATTGCCGATTTTGGAAATACAACAATAAATGTTTTAAATAAATTAATTAGAACTATAAATAAAATTCCTTTTACGGGTGATGATATTGCTGAAATAACATTTAGTTTTAATTTTGATAAATTAAAAAAAGAAATTGAAATTCTAATACCTTTAATAGACTCAATAGGGGAACACACAAAAAGTGTTTTCGAAGATATAGACAATACAACAAATAGATCCAAAAAATTAGTTGGTAATTTTGATATGGCTTTAGCAACCATAACTCAACTAAATGAAAAAGCCTTAAATAATTTTCAACAAAGAGTAACAAATATAGGATCAACAATTGCTTTACAAATAGACGCTGGTTTAAAAGGCGTGTCCAGGACTCTTGCTGAAGTAGTATTATTAGGTAAAAAATTTGATGAAGCATTAAAGAAAATTGTACAAGAAACTCTAGTAAGTACCTTAGCTTTTTTTATAGAATTAGGTTTAAGATTTGGATTAATTGTTTTATTAGAAAAAATATTTGGTGACAGAATTAAAGAAGCTCTTGAAAGTTTAGGTAATCAAAATGATAGTTTGAAAACTCAAAAAAGTTTAGTAGCTCAAATATTAGGAATACAATCAGCAAGACTTTTAGTAGAACAACAAATTACTAAAGAAAAGAAAAAACAAAACGAACAAGATAGTAAAAAAACTGGATTGAAATTATTAAGCTTTGCAACAAGTTTTTTACCTGGTTTTGCTGAAGGTGGTTTATTAAAAAGAGGACAGCCAGCCATCGTGGGCGAGCGTGGTATGGAGCTTGTAATTCCATCGTCTAGTGGACAAGTATTTTCAAATGAAGATACTAAAAGTATTTTAAGTGGCTCAGGCTCAGGTTCAACAAATGTAAACTTTACAATTGTTGCAAATGACACTAGAGATTTTGATAATTTAATAACAAAAAGACGAAGCCTATTAGTAAACTTAATAAACCAGGCTTTAAATGAAAGAGGAAAAGAGGCGTTAGTATAATGAGTGGAAATTTACCAACATCGCAAGGGTTTCAAGTAATGAACTTTAAATCTGAAAGACCAACTTTAGTGTCTAAATCTGTATCAGGTAAAAGATTTTCAAGACAAGTAGCGTCACAATTTTTTTCATTTAGTTTAAGATTTCCAAAATTACAAAGATCTGATTTTGCTGAATTGTTTGCTTTTGTAGTAAAACAAAGATCTCAAAAAGAAACATTTAACGTAGTTTTACCAACAATTAGTAAACCAAGAGGTACTATCTCAGGTACTATAACAGCTACGGCAACGGCTGGATCAACGTCTGTGACGCTCTCAGGCGGTTCAGGGACGATGAAATCGGGGGATTTAGTCAGATTCGCTAATCACGATAAAGTATATATGGTGGTTTCTGATAATAGCGATGTATCGTCAAACGCTCTTATAATTGAACCTGAGCTTAGATCCGCTTTATCATCAACTAATATGACTTATGATGATGTACCATTTAGCGTAAATATGGTTAATGATGTCCAGGAATTTACAACGGGTACAAGTGGTTTTTTTGATTTTGAAATAGATTGTGCGGAAGATTTATAATGTCTAGGAATTTACATACAAACTTTGTTACAGCTTTACAAACAAAAGATTTAAAACCAGTTTATTTTGTATTTATAGATTTTTCTACACCTATTTATTTTACAACAGCAAGTTTTGATATTACTTATGATAGTCAAACATATACTAAAAATGGTTTCTTTTTAAATATATCTAATGTCAATGAAAATGCAGAAATCACACAAAATAGTATGAACATAAATTTATCAGCCGTAGATCAAAGTTATACTAGAGTTATATTGTCAGAAAACATTTTACAAAAACAAGTTAAAATACATTTAGGTTTATTAGATTCAAATAATTCATTAATTGATGGAACATATTTATTATTTGATGGCAGAATAAAAGAATTTAATATTGATGAAAATACTAATCAAAGTATTATCAATTTAACTTGCGCGTCTAATTTTGCTGATTTTGATTTAACACTTGGAAGATCTACAAATGAAACATCACAACAAAGATTTTTTTCAGGTGATCGTGGTTTTCAATATGCTGGGGTAACGGTTAGAGAGATCAGGTGGGGACGAGCATAAAATTTTGTAAAGAGTCTGACATAGAATTTTTGGTTGGAATAATTGATGAACAATTAGACGAAACAAATCAAAAAGGTGATAAAGAATTAATATTTAAAAATTTAAAATCATTTGTAAAAAATCCAACTTATAATTTGGTGTTATTAACAACACCAAATTTAACACCATTTCCAACTATAATAGGTGGTACAATTGTTAAAGTTAATCGTCCATTTTGGCGTAATGTAAATTATGGATCTATAGCCTGGTTTTATATTAGAAAAAAATACAGAAATTTTAGAAATGCCAAGAAATTATTAAGAGCTTCCGAGAAATGGCTTGAAGATCGTAATGTACAATGGATTGAATCAGATGTTTGGCACATTGACCAAAGAGGACAAGTTAATAGATATTATGTCGAACGATATAAAACGTTCTTAGAAAAAATAAATAAATATGAATTATGCGGTTATAGGTTAAAGAAAAATGGGCGGAAGTAATCCAGTATCAGATTTTATAGATGACGTATTTGATTTTGTTGGTGATGTATTTTCAAATTTTATATCATGGATAGATCCAACACCTGACATACCTGAATTTGACGAAACAGATGTAGCTCAGGGTGTTAAATTAAATAAAGTAAGTAATAATGAACCTATACCAATAGTTTATGGGGAAAGACGGGTCGGTGGTACTTTCGTCTTTGTAGAAACTTCAGGATCTACGAACGAAAATTTATTTGTAGTAATGACGTTATGTGAAGGTGAAATAAATGGAGTAAAAGAATTAGTTATTGATGACAAGGTTGTTACTCTTGCGTCCGCGCCTACTTTACTTGCACATGGAACAACATATACAAGTAATGATAGCCGTTTTTCAAATACAATACAAGTCCAGGCTTTCAACGGGACAGACGATCAAGTTGCGTCATCATTAATTACGCCACAAAGTAACTGGACATCTAATCATAGATTAAGAGGTGTATCTTACTTAGCTTTAAAATTTACATGGAATCAAGATTATTATTCAGGATTACCAAGAGTCCAGGCGACAATACAAGGCAGAAAAATATTTGATCCAAGAAATAATACAACTGCATATTCAACAAATCCCGCATTATGTATCTTGGATTATTTAAGAAATTCAAGATACGGAAAAGGTTTAGCAGATACACAATTTGAAACTGATTTTGCTTCTTTTAAAACAAGTGCCAATGAGTGTGAAACTCAGGTAACGCCATATTCAGGCGCGCCATCAACAATAAATGTTTTTGATACAAACGCTGTCTTACCTTCAGATCAAAAAATTTTAGATAATGTAAGAGAATTATTAAGAGGCTGTCGAGGAATTTTGCCTTATACTCAGGGTAAGTATAAATTAATAATTGAAACTTATGGTACTGCTTCCTTAACTTTAACTGAAGATGATATATTAGATGGTATTAAAGTTAGATCAGAAAACTTAAATCAAAAATTCAATCGTGTCGTTGTAAACTATATTAATCCATCGAACGAATTCGAATCAGATCAAGCTCAGTTTCCGCCTATTGATGATAGTAGTTTACCATCGGCAGATCGACATCAAACGATGTTGACGGCAGATGGAAAATTATTACAAGGATTATTTACATTTAATACAATTACATCAAGCTATCAAGCTGAGGAGCTTGCGGAAATCATATTACGAAGATCCAGGAACGCTTTAAAAGTTTCAATAAGATGTACTGCTGAAGCTTCTAATTTAGAAATAGGGGATATTGTAAATATAACTCACAGCTCAGTTGGTTTTAGTGCAAAGCCATTTAGAGTTTTAGCAATAGGATTATTAGCTGATTTTACTATTCAATTAAATTTAATTGAATATCAAGATAATCATTATGTCTGGACACCTAAAGCTAGCGATCCTGAAATAGTTGATACAAACTTACCTGATCCTTATTCTGTTTTAGCTCCAACTAATTTAAGAACATCGGACGAATTAAGAATTGGAAGTGGTGGATCTGTTATTACAATTTTAAATGTTGAAGCTGATCCTTCTTTAGATTTTTTTGTTGATGTTTATGAGTGTCAATACAAACTAACAACATCATCAACTTATATAACGGCTGGTATTGGAGCTAATCCAAAATTTGAAATACCTGGTTTATTAGATGGATCTACTTATGACGTACGAATAAAAGCGATCAACTCTAATCGAGTCAGCTCAGCTTTTGTAACTGGACAGCATACAATTACGGGACAGCTTGATATTCCTGAGGACGTGCAAAATTTTTCAATAAATATTGTAGGATCAACAGCTTTTTTAAATTGGCAAGCTGTATCAAATTTAGATCTAAGTTATTATCAAATAAAATTTAATTCTAGTTTAACTGGCGCAACCTGGTCAGGTTCAACAATATTAGTAAATCAAGTTTCAAAACCAGCAACGTCTGTAAGTGTACCAGCTCAATCGGGTACGTATTTAATAAAAGCTTTTGATTTGACGGGTAACAGCTCAGTTAATGCAACCAGCATATCTACAAGTGTTGCTAGTGTTGATACCACATTAAATAACATTATAACTAATCAACAAGATCCAGCTTTTGATGGAGCTAAATCAGATGTTATAGAAACATTGAACGAAACTTTAAATAAAAATACTTTAGTCTTAGGTGGTGTATCTTTATTCGACTCTAATACTGGTAACTTTGATTCTATTTTGGACGCACGTTTCGATTCGGGCGGACAAAATAATAATACAAAATCAACTGGTACTTATGACTTCGATCAGGTTATAGATACAACTGGAATATTGACATCACGAATTACGGCAGAAATAGAGCAAACATCTTTAGATCGTGACGAAATATTTGATTTTACACTAGGAAATGTTGATTCTAAAGTAGGTTTATTTGATGGTAACGCGCCTGACAATGTTTCGACACAATTGCAAATATCTCAAAGTAACGACAATGTTTCTTTTTCAAGCTTTCAAAATTTTGTAGTTGGTGATTTTACAGCTAGATATTATAAATTTAGATTAATTCTAAATTCATTAAATAATAGCGCAACGCCAATAGTATTTGGATTAAAAGTTAATATTGATGTACCTGATAAAACATTATTTGAAAATAATATATCTATTGGATCTTCAGCTCAGACAATAACTTACTCTCAAAATTTTGTAAGTTTACCATCTTTAGGTGTTTCTGTCGAAAATCAAGATCCTGGCGATACATTTACGATAAGTAACAAAACAACAAGCGGTTTTGATATACAGCTCTTAAATAGCTCAGGTGTAGGAAAATCAGGCACGATAGACTATATCGCTCATGGTTTTTAGATCTTGACCAAGTGCCTGACAATACTAATAAACAAAGGATAGGATATTAAAATAAATATATGGCTCAACACGATTACAATATAATTAATCAAGGATTTCCGCAGACCCGTGCTGATATTAATGACGTTTTGTCAGCAATTCAAACTGGAAATTCAGGTGCTACAGCTCCAACGTCAACAGCGCAAGGTCAAGTTTTTGTTGATACTGGAACAAGTGGCAAAATAATTTTAAAATTTAATTATAATGGTACTACGTTTAGTACACTTGCCGAAATTGATACTAGCTCAGGCGTAGTAACAATTCCAAGTGGTGTACAAATATCAGCTTCAAATAAATCTTTAGTAATTGAAGGCACAATGTCAAATACTGGATCATCGGCTATAAATGTATCTTTAAAAAAATATGATAATTCAGGAACGGCTGGATTTTTTATTTTAAAAGAAATACCTTTACCAAGTGGATCTACAATAAAAATTCCAAAAATAGTTTTACAAACTTCAGATAAAATTCAAGCTCAATCAGATAACAGCTCAGGTAACCTGGCTGTTGTTTTACAATTATTAACGGACGTATCATAATGTATATAGGACGAGTACCAACAAATGTACCTTTAACTTCAAGTGACCTAGATCCTTCAATATCTTTAGGTGGATCTGTTGATACGATTGGTGACAGCTACAAAAATTACAAAGAAATAACTACTGATACAACAATCACAATCCAGGCTACAAAAAATCATTTTTTGGCTGGTGAATTAATAATATCTAATAATGCG